TATCAACAACAAGACAATGATTTCTCCGACTTCTTTCGGCGAAAAAGATCCTATTGTTGAATTCGCACAAGGTTTAAGAAAATCAAGCGAAAGAGACAACTGGCAAACTGCTAAGAAGTTAGAACCAAAATTACGTGTATTCGTTCCAGTCATCGTAAGAGGCGAAGAAGAAAAAGGCGTAAGACTTTGGGAATTTGGTAAGCAAGTTTACATGGACTTGTTAGCAATCTTGGAAGACGAAGACGTAGGCGATTTCACAGACCCTATTCAAGGTCACGACATTACAGTCGACACAGCTGGTAAAGAAACTACTGGATTAATGTACAACACATCTACTGTTCGTGTAAGAACTAAAGTAACTGCATTATCAGAAGATAGTGAAAAAGTTAAATTATGGTTAAACACACAGCCAGATCCAGACACTTTATTCAAGCGTTATTCTTACGAAGAGATGAAAGCTGCATTGTTAGCACATTTGAATCCTGAAGAGGAGATCAAACAGAACGCAGACACAGTTGTAGAAAAAACAGCTGACACAGGAGACTTACCTTGGGAAAAAACAGAAGAAGCTCCTAAACAGGCTTTCAGTTTAAACACAAGTAAGACCGAGATCGATTCTAAAATAGATGAACTTTTTGACTTTTAATCTAGCTTAGAATATTTATTATAGATAGAAAGTTAGCGGAATTAACGATCTATAGTAAACTTATTGGACCTACGAACCACTGATCATTCCGCGATCTTTGATTCCTCTGGGTCCATTTTTATTTTATGGCTATACTATATCAACATAGGAGAAACGATGATAATAGCGTTTTTTATGTAGGAAGAGGAAAAACTAACAAAAGAGCGTTTTCAAAAGCTAACAGAAATAATCATTGGCACAATATCGTTAATAAAGTTGGATATAGTGTGGAAATAATTTTTGAAAATTTATCTTGGGAAGAATCTGCAATAAAAGAAACAGAACTAATTAAAAGTATAGGCCGTCAAAATATAAGAACCGGTCCACTAGTTAATCTTACAGATGGTGGAGAAGGCATGACTAATTTTATTTTTTCTAATGACGCAAAAAATAAGATGAGATTAGCTAAAATAGGCAATAAAAATGGGTCTGGTAATAAAGGAGGCAAAAGAAATCCATGTTCTCCAGAAACTATTAAAAAAATAGGTGATGCAAATAGAGGCCGAATTCATACAGAACAATCTAGATTGAATATGTCAAAAGCACATATTGGAAATAAGCTTTCAGAAGAAACAAAACAAAAAATGAGAGGCCCAAGAGGACCACAGAAAAATCCTAGAAAAAAATCGTCACTTAATAATTAGTTTGAAATATTAGAAAAAATAAAGTTATATTTACATCATGGCAAAAGCAAAATCAGAAGGGTTAAATAGCACCGTATCAAAAGCTATCAAAACAGAATTCAATTTGGATTCTTTTAAACGATCAAAGAACTTATCATCTACGTCCATTAAATTCAAGGACCAACAGTGGATTCCGTTATCAAAAGCGTTTCAAGACACATTACAAATCCCAGGAATCCCGAAAGGCCACATCACTCTATTACGTGGTCACTCAGACACCGGTAAAACAACGGCGTTATTAGAAGCAGCGGTGAGTGCCCAAAAAATGGGCATTCTACCGGTGTTTATTATCACTGAGATGAAATGGAGTTGGGAACACGCTAAAGAGATGGGATTGCAATTCGAAGAAGTAGCGGATGGAGATGGAGTAGTTTCTGACTATAAAGGTTTTTTCCTATTCGTTGATAGAGAAAAACTAAACTGTATCGAAGATGTGTCTGCATTTATTGCCGATATCTTAGACGAACAAAAGTCTGGTAACTTACCTTACGATTTGTGTTTCTTTTGGGACTCTGTGGGCTCGATCCCATGCCGATTATCGATTGAGTCTAACAAGAACAACAACGAGTGGAATGCGGGAGCAATGTCTCAGCAGTTCGGTAACTTCATCAATCAGAGAATTGTTTTATCAAGAAAAGAGAGTCAGCCATATACAAACACTTTCGTTGCTATCAATAAAGTTTGGGTTGCAAAGCCTGAAACTATTATGAGTCAACCAAAGATGAAGAATAAAGGTGGAGACACAATGTTCTTTGATTCGTCTCTTGTAATTACATTCGGTAACGTTACTAATTCTGGTACGAATAAGATCAAAGCTACCAAGAACGGTAAAGAGGTTGAGTTTGCAAAGAGAACTAAAATCTCTTGCGATAAGAACCACGTAACTGGCGTAACTGCTTTGAATAAAGTTATTATGACAGTACACGGATTCATTGCTGACGATAAGAAAGAATTGGATAATTACAAGAAGCAGTATTCACACCAATGGTTAAAAACATTAGGATCTACTACGTTCGATGTAATTGAGGAAGCAGAAGAGGACATTAAAGACATATTTGACGCATCAGAAAATGAATAAAGAATACCAAAAAATATTCGAATCGCTTGGAAAAGAAGTGGTAGAAGAGCCTAAAGAGGATCTAAACCTAAACGATAGAATCCTAATCATTGACTCTTTGAACACTTTTTTAAGAGCATTTACGGTAATACAACATTTCAACAAGAGTTTGAACCATGTTGGTGGACTAACGGGCTATTTAAGGTCCGTTGGTTACGCCATCAATTTGATAAGACCGACCAGAGTGATTTTGGCGTTCGATGGCAAAGGTTCATCTACTAATAAGAGATATTTGTATCCAGAGTACAAAGCTAACAGAGGCATACGCAGGGTCACTAACTGGGATGCTTTTGAGAATCAAGAGCAAGAGTCAGAAGCAATCACTAATCAGTTAGTTAGATTGATCGATTATTTGAAGTGTTTACCGGTAGATTTAATTTCTATAGACAAGATCGAAGCAGACGATGTTATTGGATACATTTCTCAAAAGATGAATTCACAAATAACAATAATGTCTTCAGACCGAGATTATTTACAGCTCGTATCTCAAAATATTACTGTATATTCTCCTACGAAAAAAATCTTCTATACACCTAAAAAAGTGTTAGACGAATACGGAGTATCAAGCGAGAATTTTTTGAATTATAAAGTTTTAACTGGAGATGCTGGAGATAATGTACCTGGCATTAAAGGAGTTGGACCAAAAACAATCGCTAAGTTATATCCAGAATTGGCAGACGATGTGAAGATGACTTTAACTGAAGTGATAGATAAAGCAAAAGAGGGTGAAGGCAAAGCATTTATGAGTATCAGAAACTTTGAACACCAGTTAAAGATAAACGAAAAGTTGATGGATCTAACCAATCCAAATATACCAGACGATTCTCTAGTTGAAATTAACGAGATGCTAGAAAATCCAAACAAGACTTTTAGATCTAAAGAGTTTATGAGTCTATACGAAGAAGACGATTTAGGTAATTCTATTTCTAATCTTCAAACATGGTTACACAATAATTTTTATCAGTTATCAAAATATAAATAAGTTATGGCGGTTTTAAATCAGTTACAACAATACGGAATTGGATTCCAAATTAAGGTTTTATCTAGCTTATTAAAAGATAAGGAGTTTTTACAAAACATAAACGATATCTTGGATGTAGAGATGTTTGACAATCCTGCTCACAAGTGGATCGTACAGGAAATTTTAAGATACTACTACAAGTATCATACGACTCCTTCGATGGAATCGTTACAGGTCGAAGTTAAGAAGATCGACAATGAGGTTTTAAAGGTGAGCGTAGTAGAACAACTAAAGGACTCTTTGAAAGCGACAGACGAAGACAGAGAATACGTACAGAACGAATTTAGTAACTTCTGTAGAAATCAGCAATTAAAGAACGCAATTTTAAATTCAGTTAATCTTTTAGAGAAAGGCGATTGGGATCAGATTAGACCAATGATTGATGCAGCGTTAAAAGCAGGTCAAGACAAGCGCATTGGTCACGAGTACGAAAAGGATATGGAAACGAGATATAGAGCAGAGCAACGTTCTCCAATCGCAACTCCATGGGATAACTTAAACGAACTCTTAATGGGTGGATTGGGCGTAGGTGATTTAGGTATTATCTTTGGAAATCCAGGCGGAGGTAAATCTTGGTTGCTAGTAAACTTAGGAGCTATCGCAGTTCAGTTAGGTTACACAGTAAACCATTACACTTTAGAATTATCAGAAGACTATGTAGGTAAAAGATACGATGCTCTATTTACTGGAATAGATGTACAACAGATTCACATGAACAGAGATAAGGTACAACAAGAGATTGACAAATTAAAAGGTAAGCTGATCATTAAAGAGTTTCCAATGGGTAAAGCAACGCCTAACACTATCGAAACACACATTCAAAAGTGTAGAGATCTAGGTCACGCTCCTGACTTGGTTATTATTGACTACGTTGACTTATTAAAGAGCAAAACAAGATCGATAGATCCTATAG